TGGGAAAGCCTGCGCTGTCGCTGGTGATCGGCGACGGCGCCGCTCATGCCGCGACCGACGACCGGCTCAAGGCGTTAGCGCTTAAGGCCGGCTTCCGCGTCGACTATTTCGACTCGTTGCCAAAAAGGGGATCGGGATGATGAAACGAATCTTGGCGGAGGTCCTCGGCTCCGCGAGCCTATTCGGAGGCCTCGCCGTGCTGTCCTACGGCGCCCACCTGGCCTGGCATCCGCTCGGCTACATGATTCCCGGAGCGGCTTTCTTTGCGCTCGGCCTGATCGCGGAGCTGCGAAGTTAAATGGGCCTGCTCTCGGTGATGACGCGGGCGCGTCCGCCCGCAGAACAGCGCACATCGCTCTCCAACGGCGATCCGTGGCTGGTGCAGCTGATGGGCCGCGGCACCCAGACCGCGACTGGCACCTGGGTGACGCCCGAGAGCGCGCTGCGCACGGCCCCGGTCTATCGTGCGGTCGTGATCATTGCGCAGGGAGTCGCGATGCTGCCGCTGGTGCTCTATCGCCGCCTCGACGGCGGCGGCAAGCAGCGCGCGGTCGATGCCCCGCTGTTCTCGACTCTGCACGATGTTCCCAACCGCTGGCAGACCTCATTCGAGTGGCGCGAGATGATGACTGGTCATCTGCTGCTGCGCGGAAACGCCTACAGCGAGATCTTCTACCGCAACGACGGGTCGGTCGCGCAGCTGGTTCCACTCAATCCCGATCGCGTCCGCGCCTTCAAACGCGACGATGGATCGATCTGGTACGAATTCAGCCCGATCATCGGTCCACGCAGGCTGATCGCCGCCGAAGAGATGTTCCATCTGCGCGGGTTTTCGAGCGACGGCATCACCGGCCTGTCGCCGATCGCGCTGATGCGCGAGGCGGTCGGGCTGGGCATGGCGGCCGAGGAATTCGAGGCGCGCTTTTTTTCTAACGATGCCACTCCGGCGATCGTGCTGACCCATGCCAAGACCCTCAGCGCCGAGGCCGCGAAGCGGCTGAAACAGAGTTTTCAGGAGGCTAACGCCGGCCTGCCCAACGCGCACAAGATCGCCCTGCTCGAAGAAGGCCTAGGCATTGAGAAAATCGGCATCACCAACCGCGACGCCGAATTTCTCGCGCTGCGCAAGTTCCAGGTCAGCGAGATCGCGCGGATGTTCGGCGTGCCGTTACACATGCTGGCGGACCTCGATCGCGCGACCTTCTCCAATATCGAGCAGCAGTCGCTCGAGTTCGTGATCTACTGCCTGATGCCGCATCTGCGGCGCTGGGAGGGTGCGATCTCGCGCGACCTGTTGAGCGCGAAATCGCGGCCGATCTACTTCGCCGAATTCCTGGTCGACGCGCTGTTGCGCGGCGACATGGCCAGCCGCTGGGCCGCCTACTCGGCGGCGCTCGATCGCGGCGTGTTCTGCCCGAACGAGGTCCGCGAGATGGAAAACCGGAACCCTCGCCCGGGCGGCGACGAATATCATATCGCGGCCAACATCACCGGAACCCAGTTGAACGCGCCGCAGCCGCCACCCACGCCGCCAGCCAAACCTGACGCCGACCCCGAGGACGAGGAGGATCGCGCGATGATGCTCAAGACACTGCGCGCGCTCCTCACCCAAAATGCCGAGCGCCTGGTGCGCAAGGAAGTGACCGCGCTGCGCCGGCTGGCCAAGAAGCATAGGCCCAACTCTGACGCGCGCGAGCTGATGCGCGAGATCGAGAAGTTCTACGCCGATTTCGAGGCCGACGAGGAGCATATCCGCGCGTCGCGCCAATCGCTGATCCCAGTGTTCGCGCGGGCGAACGCGGCCGACTTCGAGGCGCTGCTCGCGAGCTGGGAAACGACCCGCGTGGCCGCGATCGTGCGGGCCGCGCTGCCTTTCCGGGAAGAGACCGAAGACGCGCTCGCGCGCAAGCGCGAGAGAGCAGGATCGCAGTGACCTGATCGCAAGCAAAAGGGGGGAACAATGGGAGCAATCGGTGTCCATCATACCGACACGGTCGATACTGCCTGGGACGGCCCGGCCGCCAAGGCGCATCTAAAAAACGACGGCACGCAGGCTTATTACCGCTCGGCCTTCGCCTGGGAGGACCCCGATGGCGACGGCACCAAGAAGAGCGACTTCAAGTTCATCCACCACGAAGTCGACAGCGACGGCAAAGTCGGCGCGGCCAACCTGCGCGCGTGCTCGAGCGGAATCGCGATCCTCAACGGCGGCCGCGGCGGCGCCAACATCCCGGAGGCCGATCGTAAAGGCGTCCACGCCCATCTGGCGGCCCATCTCAAGGACGCCAAAAAGGACGTACCCGAGCTCAAGAGCAGCTCGGCCGGCGGCCTCGAGCGGCGCATGCTCGACGGATCGCTTCAGGTGATTCGCAAGCGCGCCGCCGGCGGCGACGAGGGCATCCAGCAGCCGCCGATGATGGCTGGCTATGCGGCCAAATTCGGCACGCGCTCGCTGCCGCTGGGTTTCGGTTTCATGGCGTTCCGCGAGCAGATAGATCCGCACGCCTTCGACCAGACCCTGGCCAGCGCGCCCGACGTGAGATTCACTTTCAATCACGACGCAAACCAGGTGTTCGGCCGCACCACCAGCGGCACCCTCAAGCTCGCGGTCGACTCCACCGGCCTTCACTTCGATTGCGAGCCGCCCGATAACCAGGCCGCGCGCGACCTGATGGCGTCGATCGAGCGCGGCGATATCTCGCAGTGTTCGTTCGCATTCCGCGTGCTCGACGACGACTGGAACGAAGAGAAGGACGGCACCCTGGTGCGCACGCTCAAAAAGGTCAGTTTGCACGACGGCGACGTCGCGGCGGTCACCTATCCGGCGTATCCCGATACCGACGTCAACGTGCGCGCGCTCGACCAGCTGGTGGCCGAAGGGCGCCGGCGGCTGATGGATGACGGTGTTATCCCGCGATCGGAGGGCGCCGCCAGGGCCGCGGCGCTGCGCCGCCGCGCCGAGCTCGAAGCGCTGGAGTAAGAGTTCGAGGAAAAATCGTAAAAGGGGGAGAGCCTATGCTTTTGTTGATTGTGTTGCTGGTGCTGCTATTCGGCGGCTTCGGCCCTTACTACGGGTATAGCCACTACGGCGCGTTCGGAGGCGGCGTGCCGCTGATCGTCCTGATCGTCGTGCTGCTGCTGCTTTTCAGCGGCGGCGGCAACTTCCCCAATTGGCCGCGCTGGCGGAACGGACCCAACGGGTAATTTGACTCGTGCCGCGCCGCGCGTCACGCTTACGATCGATTACAGGGTCCGCCGATAGGGCGGGCCGAAGCGGCGAGGCCTCCGGACCGAGATCGGTGACCAGCTAAGCCGCTGGTGCGGCACACGCCAGACGCGATCGTCGGGCGCGCAAGCTGCCAGACCCGGAATCATCCGGGCCGGGAGCTTCGCGCCCGTTTTGTTTTGCCTGAGTTCCCAGCCCGACAAACACCAAGGGGGAACCTCGTGGAACTCAGGGAACTTAGGGAAGAGCGCGGCAAGCTGGTCAAGGCCGCTCGTGACATTTCCGAGAGCGCCGAAAAGGCAAACCGCGACCTCACCGCCGAAGAGCGCACCAATTACGACAAGGCGATCGCAGACGCCGGCTCGCTCAAGGAGCGCATCACGCGGGCTGAAGAGCAGCTCGAACTCGACCGCGACAACGCCGCCGCCGCACGCCAAGCCACCACCGAAACCAGCGCGCCCGCCACCGCCGAAGAGCTGCGCGCACGCACCGCGGAATATCGCGGGCTATGGTCGCGCGACCGCTACAGCCCCGCCGGACTCAACGCGCGCGGCCGCCAGTTCCAGACCCTGAACGAAACCGAGCGCAAGCGCATGGATCAGCTTGAGAGCGACCTGCGCGCGGCGCCCTCCTACCGCGCCTGGCTCAAGCAGCTGGCTTATGGCGTGCAGGAACTCACCAGCGACGAGCGCCGCGACCTGTTGATGGGCGCCGATCCCGCCGGCGGCTTTACCGTGCCGCCCGAGCAGTTCCAGGCGACGCTGATCCGCAAGATCGATGACTACGTATACATCCGCGGACTCGCGAACAAAGTCGTAGTGACCAAGGCCCAGGACCTGGGCGTGCCGACCCTCGAGGACAACCCAGCAGACGCCGATTGGACCTCCGAACTCGCGACCGGCACCACCGACACCACCATGGACTTCGGCAAGCGCGCCTTCGCTCCCCATCCGCTGGCCAAGCAGATCAAGGTAAGCAAGAAGCTGCTCCGCGCCAGCGTGATCGACCTCGAGGCGCTGATCGCCGACCGCTTCGCCTACAAGTTCGGCATCACCCAAGAGCAGGCGTTCCTGCTCGGCACCGGATCGCAGGAGCCGCTGGGCGTATTCGTGGCCTCGGCCAACGGCATCTCCACCGACCGCGACGTCGTGAGCGTCAACACCACCACGCAGATCGCTCCGGACGGAATCCAGGACTGCAAATACGCGCTGAAAGCGCCCTATCGGCGCTCGGCGGTGTGGCTGTTTCACCGCGACGGGATCTCGATGGTCTCCAAGCTCAAAGACGGCGTGGGCCGCTACATGTGGCAGCCCGGCCTCCAAGCCGGAACTCCCGACATGCTCCTGAACATCCCGGTCTATGAGTCGGAGTACGTGCCCAGCACCTTCACCGCGGGCCAGTACGTCGGCATCCTGGGCGATTTCTCGCGCTACTGGATCGCCGACGCGCTCGACATGACCGTGCAGCGCCTGGTCGAGCTCTACGCCGCATCGAACCAGGAGGGCTTCATTATGCGCATGGAGCTCGACGGCATGCCCGTGTTCGAGGAGGCGTTCGCGCGGGTGACTCTCGCTTCATAGCAACTGACTGGGCCCGTGGCGCGCCTGCGGCGCCCCAGAGGGGACGGGCCCGGTCTCTTTTTGTTTCCAAAGGGGGGAAGCAAATGCAGCTTTCGGCAAATGTGACAATCCTGGTCCTGGCTGGCGCGCAGGCGGCTGGAGACGCCAATTATACCGGCGCCTCGGGCGTCGACATGCAGGGCTACGACGGCGTGCTGTTCGTCGCGCTGTTTGGCACCTTGACCGCTGATCAGAAGACCTCACTCTCGGCGCAGGGATCGTCCACCGCGATCAACAGCGGCTACGCCGCTTTCGCGACCCCGGCGGTCACGCCAGCGATGGCGGACGCCGATTCCGGCAAAGCGCTGGTGCTCGACATATACCGTCCGCAGACCCGCTACGTGCAGCCGATCGTCGACCGCGGCACCGCCAACGCGGTGATCAATGGCGTGATCGCGATCCTCTACTCGGGGGACAAGCTGCCGGCGGTGCCCGACACCAGCATCTCGCAGATGGCGCAGTTCGTTTCGCCGTAGCTGATTGGCGGCTGGCGTTAAGTCGTTTGGTTCGGTTCGCGGGCCCGAAAGGAGAGAGCGATGGGAAGTGATGCGGATTACAACGGCGGTGTGGTGTTAGAGCAGGGTGGCCAAGTCCTGCGCGTGAAAGCCGGCGCGACCCTGGCCTTCGACGCGGGCGCGTCACTCGACGCCTCGGCCCTCGGAATCTACGCGCTCCCGATCGTCGGCAACAACGGCGCCGGCGCCTGCACGGCCGAGGGCACCGAAGTCGGCGATCAGCTGCTCGCGATCTTCGGCGCTCCGACTGCCGGTGGCGCCATGCTGGTCAAGGTTCCCGGCACCGACTTTGAGGCGACGGTCAGCGTCGCTAACGAGCTGCAGCAGCGCGCCGCCACCAATTTGTCCGCCGATACCTTCGTCGGGCTTTTTGTCCCGGCGCCGGCGGCGTAAGGGCGCCCCGCAGAGTTTTTTCAAGAGGGGGAGCGAATGAAAGTCAGAATGCACACCGCGATGGCTCATCCCAAGATCGGGGTAGCCCGCGTCGGCCAGGTGATCGAGGTTCCCGACGCTTACGCCAAGGAATTGATCGCCAGCAAATTCGCCGAGGCCGTGACCGTTAAGTCAGCGACGCCGGCGGCGCGCGAAACCGCGATGAGCGCCGGGCCGGCCGAGAAAGCGGTCCAGGCGAAGCCGGCTGCCAAGGAGACCAGGTCGGAGAAATAAGGCGATGCGCGCACGGATAATCCTGGCGCTGGCGCTGTTGCTGGCAATGGCCACACGCGACGCCGCCGCGGCGACGCCGACGGCGACGCCGACGGCAACGGCGACTCCCACCGCAACCGCCACACCGACGCCAACCATCACGCCAACGCCGACGGCGACACCGACGCCAACCGCCACGCCGACGGCGACACCGACGCCAACCGCCACGCCGACGCCAACGGCGACCGCGACCGCTGTCGACGACTATCCGGATCTCACGCCGCACGCCTGGATCGCGCCCGCAACCCACGCCGCTTCGGTCACGCCCAGCGATAGCGCCGACCTGAGCGATGTCACGCGATGGCTGTTCGTGGGCGTTGCCGGAAACGTGGCCGTGGTGCTGCAGAACAAAACTACCGTGACGCTAGTCGGCGTCCCGGCCGGCGCGCTGCTGCCGATCCGCGTCGGCCGCGTGAAGGCCACCAACACGACCGCCACCAACATGATCTCACTCTGGTAGGAGGCACAATGATCAGGACCATCGGACCGATCGCGCGCTTACGCATAAGTCTGACGGTGGCGCTCGCGTTCGTGCTGGTTTCGGCGTCGCTTAGTCTCGCGCAGACCGCCACGCCGACGTTGACGCCGACGCCGACAGCCACGGCTACGCCGAATACGACTATCGGACCGACCGCGCTGACCATCAGGGCGCTGGGCAGCTTGGTCAAATCGCTCGATCTCGGCCAGGCCACTCAGCCGTTGCAGTATGAGCGCGATTACACATTCTCGGCCGGCACCGACGCCAATCAGGGCGACATTCTTTACCAGGACACCCGCACGCTTGCTGCCAGCACCAGCGAGCAGCTCGATTTCAACGGCGGCGCGCTCACCGACGCGTTTGGCGACGCGCTGAGCTTCACCGTGCTCAAGGTGCTGATCATCTATGCCAGCCCGAACAACACCAACGATGTCGTGGTCGGCGGCGCGAGTTCCGACGGCCTGGCCTCGATGTTCGGCGCTGCTAACAACACCGTCCATATAAAACCCGGCGGCCTCCTGGTGCTGATCGCGCCTAACGCCAGCGGCTACACAGTCACGCCCAGCACCGGCGATCTGCTGCAAGTCGCCAACGGCAGCAGCGGCACGCCCGTTACCTACGACATCGTCGCGATCGGAGTCTGAGCGGCAGATAACGAACCGCAGAAGGGGGGAACACTTGGCGGTCCAGCTCATACAAGGGCCGGCGGTCGAGCCGCTGTCGCTCGATGAAGCCAAGCTCCATCTGCGCGTCGACATCGTCGACGACGATGAACTGATCACCGTACTGATCCAGGCCGCGCGCGAGTATTGCGAGGAATTCTGCCACCGCGCGTTCATCACCCAGACCTGGAAGCTGGTGCTCGACCATTTTCCCGGAGTCGCCGATCACAACCAGGGATACGCCGACCTAGGCGTGATGGGAGACGCGGCGCTGGGCATCGGCCTTCCGCCGGTCGGCTACACCTTCGCCTACCAGTCCGAAGTATACTTCCGCGCCGGCTCGATCATCGTCCCTAAGCCGCCGCTGCAGTCGATCGACTTCATCAATTACCTCGACCTCAATGGCGACTCGCAGACCCTGGGCCCGGCGTCGCCCGAAGAGCCCTCGGACAATTACCAGATCGACGTCGCCAGCGAGCCGGCCCGGCTTGCGCCGCCACCCAACGGCAACTGGCCGCTCACGCTGCTCTCAATCCGCGCCCCGGTGCTCAACGCCGTGGTGATCCAGTTCGTCTGCGGCTACGGCGATGCCGCGACCGACGTGCCCGCCAGCGTTAGGGCGGCGATGAAGCTGATGATCGCGCACTGGTACGAGAACCGCAGCCACGTGCTGACCGGCTTCCGCGCCGCCGCGGTCGAGATCCCGGACGCCGCCGACACCCTGCTGTGGCGTAACAAGGTGGTGTACGCGGTATGAGTTTTGACCCCGCCACCCAACCCGTCGACGAGATCGAGGCCGGCCAGCTCCGCCATCGCATCACATTCCAGACTCCGGTGGTCACCGGCCAGGACGCCGCCGGCGCGCAGATATCGGGCTGGGTCGATTTCGCCACGGTGTGGGCCAACGTGATGCCGATCGGAGGCCGCGAGATTTTCGCCGGGCAGCAGGTCTATCCCGACGCCGACACCCGCATCACTATCCGCTGGCGGCGAGACCTCGACCCCAAGATGCGCATTTTGTGGAACCGGCCCAGCGCCGGCGCCGCGAGCCGCCGCCAATTCGACATTCTCGCGATCAACGACATCAACGAGCGCCATCACGAGATCGAGATCGTCGCGCTCGAACTGCCGATCGACAGGAATCCGTGATGGAGTTCGGCGAGCTCACCATCACCGGCGGCAAGGAACTCGCCGATCTGCTCGCCGCGATGCCCGATCGCGCGGCGAACAATGTGATGCGCGGCGCACTCTACGCCGGCGCCGTAGTGATTCGCGACGAAGCCCGTAGGCTCGCCCCTCTCGGCCATCCACCGCTGCCCAAGGGCGAGTCGGCCGCGACACTGCGCAAAGGGATCATCGCCAGCCGCGGCCGCGGCACGCGCGGCACGCTCGTCGCCAAGGTCCATCTGAGCAAGGAAGCCTGGTACGGGCGCCTGGTCGAATTCGGTCATCGCATCGCCAAGGGGGGCGCCCTGCGCGGACGTCGGCGCGGCCGCGTGGCCGGCAACGTTCCGGCGCATCCGTTCATGCGGCCGGCGTTCGATTCTAAGCGCGAGGCCGCGGTCGCGGCGATCATCGCTTATGCGCATCGCCGCATCGAAGCCGATGCGCTCAAGAGCAATGCCGCCGGGGAGGGCCCGTGATGCTCGCTGCCATCCTCGCGCTCACCTTCCTGGTCTTCGTCGTGAACGCGGCGGTCGGCGTGGCCCTGGGCGTTGAGATCGGCCGGCTGCGCGCGCGTGTCGACGCGCTCGCCGCTGCCGCGACGCCAGACGCCGAGCGGCCGCCGCGCTATCTCGACGGGAGCACGGAGGGCTGATGGCTTCCGCCGAAGAAGCGATCTTCGCCCTACTCTCCAACGATTCGGACGTGACCGACATCGTGGGCACGCGCATCTATCCGGTGATCACGCCCGAGGAGGGCCAGTATCCCGCGCTCAGCTATTTCCGCGTCGATGGGCCGCGCGAACATGTGCTCGAAGGTCCGGCGGGCCTGGCGCGCCCGCGCATCCAGGTCGACGCGTGGGCCAACGATTCCGCGACCGCCAGGGCCGCGATCGCGGCGGTAATCAGCGCGCTCGACGGCTTCATCGGCAACGCCGGCGGCGTCCGCGTCGCCGGCGTCATCGCACTCGGCGATCACGATCTGTATGAGCCGCGCACCAAGACCTTTCACGTCGCGGCCGATTTCCTAGTCATGCACGAGGAGCGGAATAGCGGCTGATTTCATTCTTTAAGGGGGCAACAAAATGGCCACAGGACAAGTCAGAGCCGGTCTCGGCACGCTGCTGCAACGCGGCAACGGCGCCGATCCGGAAGTGTTCACCACCATACCCAAGGTCCGCAGCCTGAAGGGACCGCCGCTCGAAACCACCATGCTCGACACCACCGCGCTCGACACCACCGGCGGTTACGAGACCATGATCCCGTCGCTCAAGAAGCCGGGCCAGGTCACCTTCGAGCTCGACTTCATGCCCGACGATTCGAATCACCAGGCGCTCCTCGGCGACTACGTCAGGGGCACGCTGCGCGACTTTCAGATCGTGTGGCCGGACGGCGTCAGCACCTGGGCGTTCTCGGCCTACGTGTCGAAGTGGGAGCCCAACGCCGCGCCCGAAGCGGTGCTGACCGCGGCGATCACTATGCAAATCAGCGGTGCGCCGACCCTGGTCTACACGTAATGGCGATTCTCAAGAACAAGGAACAAATTCTCGCGGCGGATGATCTCGGCCGCGAGACCGTCGCGGTGCCCGAGTGGGGCGGCGAGGTGATCGTGCGCCAGATGACCGGCGCCGAGCGCGACGCGTGGGAAATGGCGCTGATCTGGCGCGAGGGCGAAGAGCCGGAACCGGCGCGCGCGCGCGTCATGTCCAATATCCGTGCGCGGTTGGTGGCGCTGTGCGCGATCGATGACTCCGGCGCGCGGTTGTTCTCCGATGCCGACGCCGCCGCGCTGGGACGCAAGAACGGCGACGCGATCGATCGCCTGTACCAGGCCGCGAAACGGCTCAACCGGCTGACCAAGGCCGACGTCGCGGCCGCTGAAAAAAACTCCGGGCCCGGCCCGAGCGCAGATTCTACTTCCGCTTAGCGCTCGCGCTGGGCAAGACCGTCGCAGAGCTGCTGGGCGGAATCAGCAGCGCCGAACTGGGTGAATGGATGGCCTTCTACCGCCTCGAGCCATTTGGTGAGCGCCGCGCCGAAATGCGCGCTGGCGTGATCGCCGCGACCGTCGCCAACGTCCAGCGCGGCCGCAACACGCCGGTGTGGCGCGCGGCCGATTTCTTCCCCGAGCTCGACGAGGAGGCCGCGAGCCGCGACACCACTCAAATGGGTGGCAGCGGCCTCACAATTCAAGCCGCGATGGCGATGACGCTGGCGCTGGGCGGCAAGGTCGTCCGCCGCGCGGAGAAAGTCTGATGGCAACGGTTGGAGACCTGATCGTCAACCTGCGCGCCGACGTCGCCGGCTTCCGCTCTGGCATGGATCAGGCGCGCCGGAGCCTCGACGAGTTCGGCCGCACCGGCAAGCAGACCCAGAGCAGCATCGAGGAGCTGACCAGCTGGGTTAAGGGTCTCGCGGCGGTCCAGTTCGCCGAAGCCGGCATGCGCGCCGCCGAGTTCGTCAAATCGATCACCGAGACGGGATCGCAGATCACCAATATGTCGCGCGAGCTGGGGTTATCGGTCGAAGGCCTGCAGGCGTTCCAGGTCGCCGGGCTCAAGGCCGGCGTCGCCCAGGACACGATCAACCGCTCGCTCGAATTTTTCACCGCTCAGATCGGCAAGCTCGAACAAGGCCTGCCCGCACCGGGCACGGTCGCCGCGCTCAAGGACCTCTTCGGCTCGCTGCAGGCGGCCAGCGCGGAGCGCCAGGGGATGACTGCGGAGCAGTTCGTCGGCGACATAAGCAAACGGCTCGGCGAGATGACGGACCAGTATAAGGCCGCCGCCGAGGCGCGCGAGCTGTTCGGCAAAGGCGGCGAACGGATGATCTCCGTCGACAAGCAGATGGCCGACGGCATCGACAAGGAGATCGCCAGCCTCAAGGAAATGGGCCTGATCCTGAGCCGCGAAGATATAGCGGCGCTGGACAAGGCCAACACCGAGCTCTCGCTGATGGGTAAGCTGCTCGAGAACGAGCTGGCGGAGGGACTGCTCAAGGTAATTCCGCTCTTCGAGCACAACGAGGCAATCAAGCCTCTGGCCTTCATGACTGGCCAGCTTGGCTCGGTGCAAAAGCTGCAGGACCTCGCCGTTCCTCGCAACCTGAGCTCGCCCTGGGCGCCGCTGCCCTCTGGCGCCTCGAATGAAATGGCAGCCATGTCGGCGCACACCCCAACCGGGCCCGCGCCGTGGGAAGCCGGCGGCGCTCCCAAGCCGCCGCTGCTCGATGCCGACGCGATCAGGAAGGCGCAGGAGTTCGCGACCGAGTACAACAAGCTGATCGCGCAGTATCGGCTCGACCTCGATTACCAGACGCGGCTGCGGGCCGCTTACAACGACAGCGCCGCGGCGGTGCGCGCGCTCGAAGTGGCGCACGCGGGCGAGATCGCGGCAGAGAAGGTCCGTCAGGACGCCACGCGGCTCGGGATTACCGCGCCGCCGGCGAAGATCGAAGCCGCGCGCGGGCTCGCGGAGGCCGACGAGCAGGCCAAGCAGGCAAACGCCGATTTCACCGCGTTTCAGCGCCCCTACGAAGAACTGCTCACCAAGTATCAGGAGGACATCGAGTACCAGGAGCGGCTGCGCGTTGCATACGGCCAGGGCGCCGAGGCGGTGCAGGCGCTCCAGATCGCGCACGCCGGCGATCTCGCCGCGACCCAGGAACTAAACGCGGCGAACAAACTTGGCATCAGCATCAGCCAGGAGCAGCTCACGGCGATCTACAACCTGGCGTCGGCAGACGAGCAGGCCAAGCTGCAGGCCCAGGAGGGGGCGAAGGCCGAGAACGAATTCGACAAGAGCTTCGCGCAGGGATTGAGCAAGGCCGGCGACGCGCTGGTCGACGCCACCACCAAGAGCCACAACCTCAAGAGCGCGTGGCAGGAACTCAGCCAGGGCGCGCTCGCCTTCAGCGATGACATCGAGAAGATGATCCTCAAGCTGCTGGTGATCAACCCGCTGCTGAACGAACTGATGGGCAAAAAGCCGGGCGAAGCGGGCGCGCTGCCGGTCGCTGACAGCAGCAAGATGTTCGGCGGCCTGTTCAATGGCGGCAGCGCGGGCCCCGGCGGAGGCGCAGGCGGAGGCACAGGCAACCTGGTCGCTGCGGCGGTCTCCGGAGTCAAAGATTTGTTCGGCTCCAGCGCGCAGACCGACGCGAGTGACTACGCCAATCTCGGCAGCATGTACGGCGGCCTGTTCGCGGGCGCGACCGAGGCTGGCGCGTCGCCGTCGGACATCACCGACTTCGCGCAGCAGCTGATGCCCGAGATCGCGAGCCTTCCCGACCTCCCCGGCTTCGCCGCCGGCGGCGATTTCACGGTCGGCGGAGGCGGCGGAATCGATAGCCAGCTGGTGGCCTTTCGCGCCACGCCCGGCGAGCGGGTGATGGTGCGAACCCCGGACGCGGCCGCCGCGACCGCCGGCGGCCGCGCTTCCGGCCCTTCGGTGACGATCAACGTCAGCACGCCTGACGCCAACAGCTTCCGCCAGTCGTCGGGACAGATCATCGCCGACGCCCATCGCCATCTCGCGACCGCGGCGGCCAGAGGATAGGCGTGGCGAGCCCATTCGACGAGGTCCAGTTCCCGCCCTCGCTGGCGCTGGGCGCCGCCGGCGGCCCCGAATTCTCGACCGACGTCGTGGTGCTGTCGAGCGGCTACGAGGACCGCAATCAGAACTGGCAAGCGTCGCGCGGTACCTGGGACGCGGCGACCGGCATTTTCACCGCGGCGCAGATGGCGGTGATAATCGCCTTCTTCCGCGCGCGCTGGGGAAAAGCGCGGGGCTTCCGCTTCAGGGATTGGAGCGACTATACCGCCGTGGCGCAGACCGCGACCGGCGCCGTCGGCGGTGGCAACACCGTTTTTCAGCTCGCCAAGGCCTACAGCAACGGCGGCCAGACCTACATCCGCGCCATCGCCAAGCCGGTCCAGCTCACTATCTCAGTCACGGTTCACAATGTCGCGATGGTCGAAGGAACTGACTACACAATTGACTATACGACCGGCGTACTGACTATGACCGATGCGCCCGCCTACCCGCCGATCTGGAGCGGTCAGTTTGATACCCCGGCCCGCTTCGATACCGACAAGCTTGCCGTCAGCGTCCTCGACCCGGAGGGCAACGCGCGCATCTCCAACCTGCCGGTGGTGGAGATCCGCGTATGAGCGACAATCTCACGACCTACGCCACCTGCTGGCTGATAACCCGCACCGATGACGTCCAGTTCGCGTTCACCGATCACGACCAGCCGCTGACGATCGACGGCGTCACCTATCAGCCTGGGCTGTCTTACACGCGCACCGCCATCCGCACCTCGAGCGATCTGACGGTCGACAACCTCGAGGCGCAAGGCGTGATGGATTCGAGCGAGATCACCGACGCCGACCTGCGCGCGGGTTTGTTCAATCACGCCGCGGTTCAGATCTGCACCGTCGACTGGCAAGCGCTCACGGTGGTGAAGAAGAACCGCTCCGGATGGCTGGGCAAGGTAACGGTCCAGCAGAACAAGTTCCAGGCCGAGCTGCGCGGACTGACCCAGGCGCTCCAGACCAAGCGCGGGCGATGCTATAGCCCGACCTGCCGCGCCGACCTCGGCGACGGCGACTGCGGGGTGCCGCTGGGCGCGCTGACGCGCGACGACATCAGCATGGACGCGGCGACCAAGACCCTGACCACCGCGGCCGCCAACTTCGTCGGCACCAACCTGGTTCCCGGCTACGCGGTCGGACAGCCGCTCTCGATCACCGGCTTCGGCAACGCGGGCAATAACCAGGTGCTCACCATCACCGCGCTCACAGCGAAGACGCTGACCTTCGCCGGCGCCGAGGGCCTGGTCAACGAGGCCGCCGGCGCCGACGTCTCGATCTCGCTGGCGCAGACCGGCACGGTCACCGCCGTCACCAGCGGCCGCGCTTTCGCGGCGAGCGGCCTGGTGGGCGGCCTGGTGCGCAATATCAGTTACACCGCGAGCACGATCTCCTTCGTTCCCAAAAATTACGGCGGCCGCGCCGGCTCCGGGTACGGCAACTCTATCCAGGACACCGCGCGCGGATTTGTCGCGGCCGGCTTCCAGGCCGGCGATCAGATCTCGGCCTCCGGCTCGGGAGATAACGACCAGCTCTACACCATCCAGGCAATAATCGTCCTCGACTGGGTTCAGGAGATCATCGTCGACGAGACCCTGGTCTACGACGGGCCCGGCGAGCCGGTCACGATCGCGACCATCAATCCCGATTGGTTCGCTTTTGGACTGCTGACCTGGCTGACCGGGCAGAACGCCGGACTCACGGCGGAAGTCCGCTCCTGGGACGGCACCAACGTCAACCTTTTCCTGTCGGTGCCCTACACGATCCAGGTCGGCGACACCTTCTCGATCGTTCCCGGATGCGACAAGCGGCTGAATCCCAGCTGCCTGACCAAATTCGATAACATCCTCAACTTCCGCGGCGAGCCCTCGGTGCCTGGCCAGGACGCGGTGCTGTACTACCCCGATGCAACCTAAGCCGACCGGCGCGGACGTCATCGCCGAGGCGCGGAAGTGCCTCGGCACGCCCTTCCGCCACCAGGGGCGCAGCCGCGGCCTCGGCCTGGATTGTGGCGGCCTGCTGATCGTCGTCGGCAACGCTCTTAAGCTCGCACCCTGGGAGCACTTCAACGTGGTCGGCTATGGCCGCTATCCGCAGGAGACCGAGGTGCGGACTGCGCTGGCGAGCGCGATGGATCGGATTTTCGACTGGCAACAGGTGCGCCCGGGCGACGTCATCGTGGTGGCCGACCCCAACGGCGGCCGCGCGGTCCACATGGGGATCGTGGCCCAGGACGAGCACGGCCGCCGCACGATGATTCACGCGACCGCTCAGAGCCGCAAGGTGGTCGAGCATCTCCTCGACGAGTTCTGGCACAAGCACTTATGCAGCGCGTGGCGCTTCCGCGGTCTGGAGGAGGAGTAGACGACGATGAACGAGCTTTGTTGGAGGAGGACTAAACGATGAACGCGTCGCAGTTGCATGTGGTCACGGCGATCTTCAACCCCCTCCGCTGGCAGTCGCGGTTGGCGCTCTATCGCGATTTCGAGCAGCGCGTGCTCGACGAGGGCGCCAAGCTCACCACCGTCGAATGCGCACTCGGCGACCGACCATTCGAGCTCGACAACCCCCACGTCAATCACGTGAAAGTGCGGACCAGCGGCCTAATGTTCAATAAGGAGAACCTGATCAACCTGGGCACCAGCCGGCTTCCCGGCGACGCAAGATACATTTGCTGGGCGGACGCCGATATCCGCTGGCGCAAGTCCGGATGGGCGGGGGAGGCGGTGCACTACCTGCAGCAGTACAAGGTGATCCAGCCCTGGTCCGACGTTTACGACCTCGGACCCCAGGACGAACACGTCGCCCACTGGCGTTCGTTTCTCAACATCTGGTGGCATGACAAGCAGATCGTGCCCGGCGGGCCTTACGAATTCGCGCATCCCGGCTACGTCTGGTGCGCGACGCGCCAGGCGCTCGATTGGCTCGGCGGCCTGATCGAAACGGCTGCGCTCGGCGCCGGCGATCACCACATGGCGCTCGCGCTGATCGGCAAGGTCGATCTCTCGATGCCGGGCGGCGTGACCAGCGGCTATCGACGCCCGCTCGAGCAGTGGCAGGAACGCGCACTGCGCCACGTCAATTATGATCTCGGCTACATGCAGGGATGGACCATCGAGCACTGCTGGCACGGCCGCCCGACTGACCGCCAGTACGTGCCGCGCTGGCAAATCATCGTGCGCAACCAGTTCGATCCCGCCGTCGATCTGAAGCGCAACACGTGGGGCGTGCTCGAATTGACGCGCGCCAAGCCCCGCCTGGTGCATGATCTCGACGTCTATTTCCGGCAGCGCAACGAGGACGGCAACCTGATATAGCGATGGCGCAACTCGCAGTAACCGTAGCCGGGATGCTCGGTGGAGCCGCCATCGGAAACTACTATGGCAACGCGGCGCTTGGTGCGCAGCTCGGCGCGGCGGCGGGCGCGCTGGCCGGAGCCGGGCTGAGCTGGCTGCTGTCGCCGTCGGCGGGCAAGCCGCAGGTGAACGATCTGCGGGTGCAGGTCTCGACCTACGGCAAGATGATCCCGGTGCCGTATGCCACGATGCGAATCTCGGGCAACGTGATCTGGTCGACGCCGCTGGTCGCGCACAAGAAGAGCGTCGACGCCGGCGGCGGCAAGGGGCTCAGCTCGTCGGCGACCAACTATACCTACAGCGTCTCGTTCGCGGTCTCGCTCTGCGAGGGACCGATCGCCGCGATCGGCCGCGTCTGGGCCGACGGCAAGCTGCTGATCGATTATCGCGCCGGCGCCGTCAACACGCCGGCGAACCTGCGCGGCTGTTACATCGACATCCAGCCGGGCACCGCCGATCAGATGCCCAACCCTTTCATTCAGAGCGCCGTTGGCGCTGGCTACACGCCCGCATACCGCGACACCGCCTATATCGTGATCGTCGGCCTGCAACTGGCGGACTTCGCGAATCGCATCCCCAACGTCACGGTCGAGGTCATGATCGAGGCATCCGCCGGCTCCTCGGCGCTGACGATAACCGGACCGAACGTGCTCAGCCCGTGGATGATGCAGATCGACCAGCAGCGCGGATGGGTCTACAACGTCGACGCGGGCTGCATCACTAAGATCGATCCGGTCACCAACGCGATCGCTATGACGGCGAGCGGATTGGGCCTCGGCGGCAGCGACCTTGGCGAAGGCCCCTGGTGCATCGGCAGCGACGGCTACCTCTATGCCGTCGACGCGCCGGGATGGTTCGAGCAGCTCGACCGGATCGATCCCACCTCGCTGCAAATTGTTGATACGGTGGGCACCACAAGCGTGGACCCCACTACCGGCAGTTTTCCACCGATTAGCTGCCTGATGGCGTCGGGCGACGGCTTCCTGGCTGGCTGCGGGCGCTGGTCGATACTCGGATCAGGATCGATCGTGCTGTTCAGCGAGCCCAGCAGCACTTTCGGCCTCGCGACCTGGACTATCGATACCACCGACAGTCCGGACGGATACGACTGGTGCTGCTTTGACGACCAAGGCTACCTCTGGGCGACCTTCGGCGACAGCGACGGCCATTTCACGCTCTACAAATTCAACCTTTCGATCACCAATGAGAGCCAGAGCATCTTCTGCCAAATCACCAACCAGGCTTTTTCGACGGGCCTGTCATATCTGGCGGGGCCGGCGGCGGGAGGAATCACAGGAACCGTAACCGGCGGCGCGGTCTTTGGCGTCGAATTTGTAGCTCAGATGCTTCTCAGCGGAATGACGGTCTCGCTCAACCTGGTCGAGACCTACGATCTAAGCTCTGATTTCAGCGGCGGCCACAGCAATTCGGGCGTGGCCTTCGTACCGCAGGATGGAACGCTGCTGCTCGGCTACGGCACGCAGCTCATCAAATTCGATCCAGCGTCTGGAACGGTGGTATCGAGCGCGCCGCTGCAAGCCTCGAACATTGTCGGCTCAGACGGCGGCGGCGCTTCGAGCTGGGCCAAAGGTGTAGATAACGGGCTGTTCGTCGCCGC